CACCCCATTAAACGTAGCCTCTGATGCCTTGTAGGTATCAAACAGAATCTTGTCGCCAACCTTAACTTCCATATTGACTAACTGATCCCCAAGTACCTTCTTGCCACCGGTCGCTATTACCTCGCCACGAATCGCTCTTGACGTTTCTGCTGATTCATCTGGTAATACAATCCCTGATTTAGTTTTCTTCTCCTTAGCCACTAAAGGCTTTAAAATCAAATTACCGCACGTTGCCCTGAACATTTTGCACCTCCTGTTGTGCTGGTCTAGCAGATGGTTGCCCCGCAGGTTGTCCTCCCGGTTGTGCCGGAGGAGCTGTTGGCTCTCCTTCTGGCGGTAGACCACTATTTATATTTTTAGCTTGCTCGTAAGTACCTTCTGCCTTGGCCACTTGCATCTCTTTCAATTCACCCTCGTAATGGACAACAATAATCTCTTGTATCTGTGGTGGTAACTGCTTGAAGTTGGTTGACATAATCAATGCCCTGTGACGATCGTTATGTTCTAGCGTAGCACCCTGAGTCGGAGGTATCTGTTCGCCCTGCATCATACGTTGGTTTTCTTCTTCACCGAGAGCAGCCATATCATCACCATCACCAATTGGTTTCTTGTAATCCTCTGCATCGAACTCATTAACCTCACCGGTCTTATCCCATAGTTTCTCCCAATCAGCCATCTGTGCGAACTCCGGTATCACGCTAATAGTCTTAAGCGTCTCATCCCACTTCTTCTGACGTAACTCCTTAGATATAGGCAAAGTACTCCTAGAAGCCACCCTGACAGTAAACTGAGCATACTTGTTATCTTTTACTCCAAGAGTCTCTGGTCTAAGTTCGAAGTAACTATCAGTTTTCTCTACAAAGCCTTGATCCCCAAACTCGTCTGTCTTGGATTTGATACCCAAAGGCAACTTCCGATACTGTGCCTCTTGCTCTACTGATCCATCCTCACCTAGTATAGCCTCTACCTCTGGAGTTGAATAGAACTGCTGGATTATATTAAGTTTGAGCCACTCATCCCGGACATCTACATCTTCTTCTAATAGCTTAAAGAATAAGTCAATTCGTTGCTTTGATGCCTGCGCTGCGATAGCGTTCTCTGTAGCAGTACCGCCCGACTTAACTCCGAACATAGGGTCATCAACACCGATCTTACCCTTAGCGTTCTTCTCTAACGTCTCAATGCCTTCAAAGATAGACCTATCTATATCTGGTATATCAAAGAACTTGAAATTATTAACATCAGTAACCTTAATTCTCTTGCCAGCCTCCAACTTAACAACATCTGTCTCGCCCTCCATCTCATCACCCTCGGACTCCAAGATAGGTTTGTTAAGCATCAACTTCATCCAGTCAACAGTCAAATTGATAAGAGTATCTAGTAAAGCTTGGTCATGTTCTACTAACTCCGGGATACCTTTACCGTCTAGTCTCTTGGAATCTCTAACCTGAAACACTGATATAGTATAGTTTAACTGTTTATGTTTATAAGGGATAGGGCTAACATCGGGAGTTAATAAAACTCCATTAGCCACAAGATGCCTCATATCTTTTGTTTTGTTCTGATACTCCCACACTTCAACCTCGTCCTTGCCAACTTGGGTAAATAGTGGTGCTTGTCGTTTCTCGTCCTCTGGTCCCCATATCCAACCACCTGCACGAACTTTGTCTGCATTAGGATATCTACTAACCGGGTACTCATCTAAAAATGACGAGAAAGGTATAATCTTCCTCTCGGAACAGTCCCTCATATCGTCATGTGAGGTAGCCCGCTCATCCCAATAAAACATACGGGGATCAATATCTTGCAGATCAGCATCGTTATAATCCTTAACCTCTGTCTCATCAAACTCAATAGCCTCAGTCTCGGGATCATAAGAAACTATATCTTTTACCTTTCGAACATCACACCGGAACACTCTCTTGCGAACTCCGATACCTAGCATAAGAGTAGTCAAATAGTTTTTAAGTTTGGTAACTCTCTCCTTAGCCACATACGATAGATGGTCTGAAACCTTCTGAAATACAAGTGCCAGCTCCCCATCGTCCTCAGATTGCATAATAAGCTGAACTTCGTTGTTCCGGGCCATAGTCATCGCTAGAATACCATAAACAGCCTCTCCAGTAAGAGATTTCTTAACATTAGATGGATTCTTTATATGCAAATCTGTATCCCTGATAGTTTCTGTATCATCACACTGTTTTGTCCACTTGTCCCAGTTAGCCTCAAGACCTAACTTCTGCCTATGCTGATCCATAGCCTTGATACGTTTCTGAATGAAGTCTAAAACATCCTTCTCTTTCTCCGATGGGATATAGATATTATCAGGTTGCTTTGGTTCTAGTTCTTCTTTTTTTGCCATAATAATAGTTTAGTTGCTTATATTATATTACACGATACTCGCTAATAATTTGTGATAGACGATACTTTTCTCTTGTTTAACTTGCGCTCCTGCTCCTTCTCCCAGCGTTTATCTTGCTCTGACTTGGTTGGTGTCTTGGAGTAGTAGAATGTAACAGTCCAGTTCTTCAAACAATCCATGCAATTACGAATAACAAAACCGTCATTGACTACAAAACAATGAACTCCCCCCACTTCCATATCATAGACATCTTCATAACCTATTTCACTTTGTGACGAGAGCGAGATATTTTTATTTCGTCTGGAGTCATCTTTGCTTCTCGATATGTTCTCGCTCGGCAGTTGAAATGACAGAACTTTGTTCTTTCGGGAAAGTATGTCTTGAAATCTCCCCCACAATACTGACAAACTACCTTTACCTTTTCCTTCTTCTTCCAGGCTATCTTTGATATCTTCTGATGAAACTTGTGTCCCTCTTTTGTCTTGTGCCAGGCTTTGGCTTTTGGCATTGCACACTTCACTACATTCTTTCTCGCTCTTTCCCTTCGCTCTGGTGTCATATGTTTTCTTAAATGACTCCCAGCCTTCACCATCTCTAAATTCTCTATTTGGTTGTTCGCCATATTCCCATCCTTGTGGTGAATGTGGTAGCCCGTAAGGATGTTTCCATTGTGGAACTCCCAAACCACTCGATGAAGTAGCAGAGGAGTCTTGTTTCTTAAATTGTGGCGGTAGTATTTTCCTCCACAACGATAGAACCTTACCCCATTGAACTCTTGAATTGTTTTTGATATTACTTTCATTAGCTAATTGTATCACATCATCGGATTGAATGTCAAACAACTCTTTCCAATCACCTGCTGGCGTTTGTATCTTGTGGTCTGAAGTCGCTTTTATTTTATGTCCCTCGAAGTTGTATTCAGTAGTAACTTTATTACCTATCTTTCTACAATTCTTATACGGGTATATCCCGTATGGAGTATTAACCCAACCAGTCGTACCAACCATATCTTTTATTTTCTTTTTACCCCCTAGTGTCCAGACTAAAGTATCACCAGTAACACAATGATTATCCCGGTCAAGTGGCGTCTCCTTAGAGTTTAAGTCTAAATCACGCTTCCTAGTATCCCAGCGATACGACTCGAACTCCTTGATAGTATGAATACAGTTATCAAAGACAAATAGCTTCGGCTTATGCTCTACGCCCTGTAGTTTAAGTAACTGTTGCACTCGGGCTATACCTGCCACAATCCTATGCTCCTTGTGATCAGTTCCCTTGACTCCTAGTCTATTGTAATCGATAATCAATTGCTTGCCGAGACCATGATGGTCGAATATAGTCCCCGAATACTTATCTTTCCCACTCATCATACATATATCCTCTGCGTGATCCTCTGTTGGCCTGTTAGACTCGTAATACTCTTTATATAAATATACGTTCTGCTCGGAATCAACTGCAAACCACAAACAAGCTGTCGGATCATCAACTCCCAAGTCAATTGAGCGATACCGGCGCCACTCCTTTGGTATCTTAAATGGCTCGATAACATTCCTATCTCTATTGAAAGCCTTGTATATCTGACCCTCAAACGTCCCCCAGTCGCCCTGTAAGTAACGTTTAATCCAGTCCTCGTCTGCGTTAGCCTCTAGCGACTCAATGTAATCAGGAGGCAAATAGGGGTTATCCGAGGGTAGTGATCTAATAAACACGTGGTCTGTCCCCGGCTCCTCTACAAAGTCCTCTTTCAACCAACAGGGTTCCGGGTTGGAAGCATACAATCCATAGTAGTTAGGAATCCAAAACTCCTTACCCATCTGTTTAACTTTCTTCCAGTTATCCACAGGCTTATCACTCTTAAGTCTCAGCCTTGATTGCATAATCAGATCAACATCCTTAGTAGTCTCGGAAGCCTCGTCAATCCCATACCACCCCAGGTTAAGAGATTTAAGCTTGTTCCTATTCTCCAAGTCTCCAAACTGAATCTCTGAACCATTTACAAACTCTAACCAATGTAAACTCTTATTATAACTTTTAATGATACCTTCGGGACAGAAGTCAAAGAACGTCTGCATCGTGGTTTTCCGCAAATCTTCAAACGCCTTCCTAGCCAAGTACCCTCTATTCCCCGGATACTTCAAACTAAGTTTGATACCCTCCATACACAATGAAACAGATTTGCCACCACCAACAGCCCCACCATACAGTCTGAACTTCTCTGTTGCCTTATGGAATAAAATCTGTCTATCACTTGGCTCATACTCAATTTCAATTTCATTTTGCATCTTTGTTGTCTGGTATAGAATGCTTGATAATTATATCTCCCGTATGTTCCATTCTCTGTTTTATCCTACCCTTAACTTGGTTATATTCTTTTATCGCTGATACTTTAGAAGATAACTCTGCTTTTTGTATGATTACAAATGCCAATTCTTTATCAACAACTTGGTCATTAATATAAATATCTAATAGCTCATCAATACGTTTTAATATGTCATCATTTGTCAACAATCTATAAGCTCCTGTTCTAGCCGATGCATAAGCACCTCGCTTGTCTAGGTTGATGTTATATGCTAATACATAACTTGCTACACCATTACCAAAGAACTCTTTATTTGAAGCATAAAGTTGACAGAACATTTCGTGGTTTGGATTTTTCAATTCCTTCCTCTTAGTTAACTTTTTCATCTTCGATTGTTACCTTTAATTTATATTCATTTGGTAAAATTAATATCGGCAATAACTGGCTATGCTCATAAGGGTCAACTTCAATTACAACTTTCCTAGTGCCATCTATCCTTTTAGCACCTACATCAATCTTGTTCGTGTGAAATACTATGTTGTTCATAACTTACTTGACAAATTGTCAACCTTTCTATATAATAACACTGAATCGGTTTATCACCCAAGATCAAGGGTTAGCGATCAGTTAGTCACGCCACGTATTGGCGTGCTTTTTTTAGCTTGTTTCCTCTCAAACCTCATTATCGATCGCAACGATCTATCATCAATCTTACAACTGCATAGCATATTAGTCATTATTGCGATATCTAATGTTTCGAATGCGTTCCGTCTCCATAAGTCTATAATCCTGTTCTTAAATATATGTTCTGCGTATGTTTTGTTACTTGATTTATTTGAGTTGAACTTATTACACTGCTTCCAAACTTTAATCCTTAACTCCTGAGCTACATCATCGTAGTCCATAGAATGAATAGAAGCCTTCTTGGCCTTAGC